CGCAGAAGCCCTAATGAAGTGGGAAGATCGCCTTGTGGTTAGTGCTGTAGATGTAACGAGCGCAGTAGTAGGACAGATTGTTCTAAGAATTACTGGCAAATACAAACTTGATGGGAAAACTGTTCAATTGGACGGGATTGTGGTGGGCAAATGAGTACAGTCGATTTTTCACAGCTTTTACCGCCTAGCTTAATCACAGAATTAAGCTACGAAGCCATTTTCACAAAAAGAAAAGAAAGCTTCATATCTCTATATGATGCATCTGAACAACAAGCGGTGCGAGAGTTATTGCAACGTGAATCTGAACCAGTAGTGAAGTTACTACAAGAAAATGCATATCTGGAAATGCTGTATCAAGCAAAATGTAATGCTGACGCTAGATCTTTATTGCTTGCTTATGCGGAAAAATCAGATTTAGATCATCTTGCTTTAACAGAATATGGGCTAACACGCTTAGTCGTCACGCCCGCAAATAACACGGTAATTCCACCGATTGATACAGTCTATGAGTCCGATGAGCGCTTGCGAGAGCGTTGCTTATTGTCTTTTGATGGCATGAATACAGCTGGATCTGCAAATGCATATCGCTATTTTGCTTTATCAGCAGATGGTCGTGTGGATGGTATTAAGGTTCGCTCCGATGAAGCTAATCCATATCTACTTGATATTGTGATTACGCAGGTTGATAGCTTAAATGGCGAAGCATCCGTGGAATTGATCACAGCTGTTCAAAAGGCTTTAGATCCTGATCATGTGCGTCCGGTCTGTGATAGACCAACCGTTAAAGCGAGTAGCGCAACCAACTATCAAATCGAAGCCCAGCTCTATGTTGGTAAAAATGCTGAGGATGCCTTATTACTTGAGGCTGCAAATATCCGTTTAGATAAGTACATTAAAAATGCCCAAAAAAATGGGGAAAGTATTTATCGATCCGCGATTTTTGCTGCTTTGCATGTGGATGGTATTCAGCGTGTAGTCATAACCTCCCCAGAAAATGATTTGGTTATGGATAGTTATCACCATCCTTTTTGCATTGCTAAAACAATTACTATTGGAGGGGTTGAATGAATAGTTTACTTCCACCAAATGCCAGCGAATTAGAACGCAAAATTACTCAAGTCGGGAAAGCCGCTTTTGATCTGCCTTCAATTCGTGTGACTAAAGATATTGATGATGTTCCATCACAGTTTTTACCATTTATCGCGTGGCAAAAATCTGTCGACTATTGGGATGAAAACTGGCAAGACTCGCTCAAAAGAAGCGTGATTAAAAATTCACGTGAACAACATCGAATTAAGGGTACAGCCGCTGCAATTAAACGTGCACTAGAACCCTTTGGTTACGAAGTAAAGCTGATTGAATGGTTTCAGGCAGTGTCGAATTTAATACCAGGTACGTTCAATCTTGAGTTGGATTTAATTGGGAAAAGTTTAAATCAAGAAGTCTATAACGAAATTAATCGACTCGTCTCTGATGCAAAAGCAGCTTCAAGGCATTTGACCAATCTGACTATTACCACAAATCCTATTTTAACGATCCGCAATATTCTTGTGCATCAAACAGCATTCACTTTTTCCAGCGAGCCTAAAGCATGAGTGATTATTTTAACGTCACAACTAATGTTGGTGATGCTGCAATTGCGACAGCGATTGCCAACAATTCAAAACTAAATATTACTCACATTGCGTTTGGTGATGGCAATGGATCTGTTCCAACACCAACCAAGACAAGAACAAGTTTAGTAAAAGAAGTACATCGCCAAGCTGTCACTAAATACAACATGCATCCAACGATTGCGAATTACATTGTGATAGAGACCATTATTCCGTCAAATATTGGCGGTTTCTGGATTCGAGAAATGGGCATTATTGCAGATACTGTTCTTATCTCTCATGGTTCACATGCCCCATTTTTTAAAGTGGCGGATCCTGATGGTGTAAGCGAATACCGACTTAAATTTACTCAAAATATTCGTGATGGCAATGTAGTCGAAATTTCGTTAGACGAATCGCTTATCTATGCAAGTCAGGCATGGGTAAATGAAAATTATATTCGCCGAAATGAGCTTGTTGATAACCTGACTACCGATGATGCAAAGAAACCAGTTTCATCCAAACAAGCAAAAAATCTTCAGGATAATAAATTAGATAAAACCGCAAATGCTGTTAGTTCCTCAAAACTTGAGACAGTACGTACAGTAAGTTTTTCAGGTGCAGCCACAGGTTCATTTTCTTATGATGGTTCATCGAACAGTTCAGCAATTTTGACACTTGCGAACTCTGGTGTTACAGCGAATACTTATGGCGCATCACTGAAAATCCCCATCATTACTGTAAATGCGAAAGGCTTAATTACTGGTGTTTCAGAGCAAAATATTCCGATTGTAGATAATTTAACAACTAACGATGCATCTAAGCCACTTTCAGCAGCTCAAGGTAAGATTCTTAACGATCAAAAATTGAATAAAGATGAAAATGCAGTAGGTATAAAACCAATTGATAACCGCATCTTAAAACCTTCCGAGATTAGTCTAGGAGTACAAGCTTATTTTGCGACTTTAAACTCTGATAATAGTTATTTTTTTTGTGATTTTTTATCACTTAATGGATGGGATGACGCAACTGGTGGATTAAAGAATGCATTGGTTTTAAGTAAGACTGGACAGTCTTTACATCATTATCAAGCCGAATATGCTTCACAAACATGGACGATTAAAAAGCAAATCGCTTACATTGATGATAATGTAGCTTCTGCATCAAAGCTCAAAACACCACGCAATATATTTGGTCAAACGTTTGATGGTTCGAGTGATGTTGGGGGCACGGTAACGGCTTCGACTGGCTTAGTACAAGCAAGTGCACATCATTTTATTGATATGGGGCGTAATGACCTTGATCGAATGAATTTCTATAATTACGGGGCCATTTTTAATTTTATCGATTCACAGAACGGGAATGTAGTTGCTCGTATTACCCAGAACGGAATTGATTGTAATGCCGCGTCAGCCACAGATTGTTCGAGATCGGTCATTGCAGGCAATGGGTTGAGTGGTGGTGGTGCATTAACTTCTGATAGCACTGTTACGCTAGGCACACCAGGAAATATTACCGCGACATCAACGAATAGTGTTACTGAGACAAGTCATACGCATAATTTAGATGTGAATAGCTTGCCATTTTTAGGTACTGGCATTAACAAGAGAAAATCAATAATTTCAGGCACAACATACACAAATACGGGAAATCGCCCAATCTTTGTTACCTGCAGTATGTCAGGGTCTAGTTCTATTGCTGCTTCCGCAACGTTAGACGGAAGAATGATTTTTTCAACAAATTCCTCAAATCAATATAGTCAATCTTTTGTTGTCGGGGTTGGTGTGTCTTATAGTTTTACTGGTAATAATCTCGTTTGTGAGGAATATTCATAATGCAAAAGTATATTAAAAATGATTTTTCAGAAATTCGTTACTTCAAAGATGATGTGAAAGTTAGCGATTGGATTGATTTAAAAGAATATCGATTAATGACAAAAGCGGAAATTCTAAAACATGAAACGCTAAGACCAACAGAATTTCACACTATTTGGGTTTGGGATAATGAGCCTAGCGCAGGCCACTGGGAGGATGGTCGAACCGAAGAAGAAAAACTTACATATAAGCGTTCACAATATCCAAAACTTACACGTTATCAGTTTATGCGTGGCTCACTTGAAATGGGCTTTAAGTCCTCAGACATCGAAGCTCAAATCTTATTAATTGAAGATGAATATACACGTGAAGTAACAATGATTGGTTTTAAAGATGCGACTAACTTTGTCCGTGAAGACCCAAGTATTGATGTTATGCGAGATATTCTTGGAAAAACAGATTTAGAAATTGATGAGTTTTGGGAATTGTGTGCGACTTTTTAAATTGCAATTGTGAATAATGAAAATAACTGTTTAAAGCGTAAAAATTGACTAAAATCTTCAACTGAGATTGCGGTTAATGAGCGATTTACTTTTACATGGGATTCAAAACGTCACGGTAGATGATGGTGAGCGTCCCATCACTACTGTGCGTAGTTCCACTATTGGTTTGATTGGATCTGCACCAGAAGCCGATCCTTTAATTTTTCCACTGAATAAACCTGTTTTAATTGCAGGTTCACGTACGCTTGCAGCAAAGCTTGGAGCAGAAGGAACATTGCCACAAGCGCTTGATTCTATTTTTGATCAAATTGGCGCCGTGGTTATTGTTGTGCGTATTGATGAAGAGGAAACAGCACCAGCTACATTAGCAAATGTAATTGGTGGTGTTGATGCAAACACTGGCACCTATGAAGGTATTCATGCATTTTTAGCATCTGAAAACATCACAGGCTTTGTTCCCAAAATTCTAATTGCACCTGGTTTTACGCATACGCGTACAGAAGCAGTCGGTGAAACACCAGCTACATCAAATCCAGTTGTTGCGGAATTAATTGGTATTGCAGAGCGCTTAAAAGCAGTCATTGTTGCTGATGGTCCGAATACCAATGATGCTGATGCAATTGCATACTCAGAAGACTTTGGTTCTAAACGCGTATTTTTGGTCGATCCTAAAGTTTTAAAATCAGTCGACGGTGAAACTTCTCAAGAATGGGCAAGTGCATGTGTTGCTGGTTTAATTGCTAAATCAGACAATGATCGTGGTTGGTGGTGGTCTCCGTCTAACCAAGAAATCAATGGCATTGTTGGTACTGCTCGAGCAATTGATTTTGCAATGGGTGACGCGAATTGTCGTGCGAATTTGCTCAATGAAAAAAATATCACAACAATTATCCGCCAACAGGGTTATCGTCTTTGGGGCAACCGCACACTTTCAAGTGATTCAAAATGGGCATTCTTATGTGTTGTACGTACAGCAGATATGATTGATGAATCATTAAAAGCTGCACACCTTTGGGCTGTAGATCGTGGCATTACAAAAACTTATGTAGATGATGTGATTGAAGGTGTGAATGCTTACTTGCGTTACCTCACAAACATCGGTGCTATTTTGGGTGGCTCTTGTTGGGCAGACCCTGATCTAAATTCAGCAGATCAAATCGCACAAGGGAAAATCTATTTCGATTTTGACTTTACGCCAGTGTATCCAGCCGAGCATATTATTTTCCGTTCTCACTTGGTTAATGACTATATCAAAGAGATTTTTTCTTAAGGAGTATTTGAGATGGGTGTAGCAAAGGATATTCGTAAGAATTTTAATTTATTTGTTGATGGTCGTGGCTATGCTGGTAACACAGATGAAGCCAATATGCCTGAATTGTCTTTACAAACTGAAGAATACCGCGCTGGTGGTATGGATGCCCCGATTGATATTACCATGGGGATGGAAAAGTTAGTTGCTGACTTTACTTTGAATGCACATGATCGCGATGTCTTGTCTTTGTTTGGTGTGAAAGAAGGTAGCCAAACTTCATTTACAGTGCGTGAGGCAATGGAGTCATTTGACGGCACAGTAACAGCCGTGGTTCATTCATAATTTGACGGGTAAAATTGTCAAAATTAACCAAGGCACCTCAAAAGCTGGTGAAGCACCTAAAGATAAATATGANTTNTCTTTGACGTATTACAAGCAAACGATTGGTGGTCAGGTTATCCATGAAGTTGATGTGATTAACATGGTTCGTATTATTAACGGTACAGATGTGCTTGCAGATATTCGCTCAGCATTAGGAATGTAAAAGATGGAAAATCAAGAAAAAGATTATATTAAGGAAGGTGAAGGCAAAAACACAATTGAATTAAGTCGTCCTTATGGTGGCATTCAATTTGTAGATATGCGTGAGCCAACAGTACAAGATTTACTGACAGCTGAATTACAAAGCAAAGGTAAGTCCAATGCTGAACAAGAAATTACGATGTTTGCAAATCTTTGCGAAATTGAACCCGATTTTTTTAAAGGGTTGGGTTTACGTGATTATGGTCGTATTCAGGATTCATATCGACTTTTTACGCAATAAGTGCAGATGAAATTCGACAAATGGTGATTGCACTGTCGTCGTTTACCTCATGGCCGCTGTCTGAAATTGAGAAGTTACCAATTTCACGATTGATTTGGTGGTGTAAGGGATTACCAAGAGAAACCGCTTAAATGCGGTTTTTCTTTGCATGGAGTTCTTTCGTGAGGACATCGAAAGACATTTTTAAATGTTTTATTTGGTCAGTAAGGTCTGTAATGGTTGACTCTTGGCTTTTAATTACCTGTAAAACAAATCCTTTATCAAATTCAGCAGCATCATCTTTTTCAAAGCTTCTTTCAAGGCGATATACAGCTTCAGCTGTAATAGTTCGACCATTTTCTAAAGCAGTTTTTTCAATTTTTTCTTTTAATTCCATTGGAACACGAAGGTTCATTTGTGGGTCATTGCGCGCCATGATGAATCCTAAAGATGATATTTATTAGATAGTATTGCATCACAGTGCTTTACATCAATAAAGCTCTGTGCTTTAATGTGATCACGGTGCTTTATATGGGATTGGTATGGCAAGACAAGACACACAGGTAGCAGTTCGCATTCCGCCTGAGTTGCATAAGCAATTAAAAGAGAAGGCTGTAAAAGATGAGCGCTCAATGAATTACCTTATTAATAAGGCAGTTGAACTTCTATTGAACCAAGAGAGTGCGAAAGCATGAAATCAACAGACATCGCAAAAAAGCCCCTGACTTTGGACGGTACGGAGCTTT